CTCTTGCACAGCTGCGACTGTGGTCCATGTGCACGTCAAAGTCCATGTCAAAGTTCCAAACGGATCGGCAGCGGACCGTTCTAGATCGTCGCCAACATCTTGAAACATCAACTGGTTGACAATGATTTCGTTTTCGTTGTAAAGAAGGTCGCCTGCTTCGTTAACGCCAGCAAACAAGTTGACCGGTACAGCGATAACAATGTGCGTGCCGTTCAGGCCGTGACCGAGTCCTGTCAACGTGATTGTCTGACCGATTGTGATGTCGGTTGATTCGAGGGTCTGCACCACAGCAACATCGTCTAGACGCTGGTGGTGCGTCACGCTGAATGTGGCCATGGTGCAGTCTCTCTACTCAGTTCCGTCTATCAGACGAAAGCGGCCTTAATGGCAAGTTCTGGGGAAACAACTTTACTTGCCCAGTACCCGCGCACTGCGATCTGCCTGCTGAGTTGTGAGGGTTGTTCCACGGAAATGAGGCCCTTATTCAATTCAAACGATTCAAGGGCACGCGGATCAAGGATGGTCATGCCAGCCGAGGTCAAGTTGCGGTCAACCACGACGCGCAAACCGAAAGCAAACGCGCCCTGTGTCGAAGCGACATTGAGTGAACCGTATGCGTTCATTGGGCCCACCTGTGGGAACAACGGACGGTCAGCGGTATCCGACAAACTACCCATCAATTTCCAGACGTTTGGTGACACAGCGAGGACGGACGGCAAGTTGCCATTCGAGCCAGTCAAGATGTCGGCAGCTGCGGTGTACATCCACTCAACCCAGTAAGCCGGGTCAGCAATTGATGCGTTAGCAAAGTTGTTGCTGTTGGTGGTGCCAGTCTGCAATTCCGAGCAGGCGAGCAAGTCGGTGCGGTCCATGTAGACGCGCATCATGTCGTCAAGCAACGGTCCGAGTGCTTCAGGCTGTGACCAGTCAATTGCGGCTTCGCTGATTTCAACATAGCCACCCTGAATTGTCTTGGTGATCTGCACGTCATTGATTTCAAATTGTGACGCGGTGATCGTGGTGTTCTGTGTGGCGGTGCCCACTGAGTTATGGACGCTCACTACGGGACGAATGAAAACGGAGCCTCCCTGCGGCATGGGGCGCAATGTGGTTGCATCCACGAGAGGACGCGAGCCAACAAACGTGTTCACCACATTTTGAATGATGGGAGTCGGGATCACACCGGGCAGATCAGGCGTGGTCACGTTCGGCGCGGCGGCGCGAATGTTTTCGTTGAGTTGTGCGAAATCGCTTCCGCCACGAACGAATGCTGAGATGTATTCGCTGACGGACGGCAATTTGAATTCGCGCTTGGCGGTTGCATAGATCGGTTGAGTCGCTACGGCGGCTTCAACGGTTGTGGGTTCTGACATGGTTTCATCCTCCTCGGATGGTGTTGGGGTTGTTTCTGTTGGGATTTCTTCGTCGGGTTCGTCGGCTTGGGCAACTAGGTCGCGTATTTCTGCGCCCGAAAACGCTGGTACGGCGACCAGTGACAATTCAACGAGATTGGCGCGGGTCACAACGGTGGCTTTAAGTTCTTTGTCGTAGTGCGACTCCTGAACTTCTGCGCCTACGGACACTGCGTCATACGCACCCGAGCGAATCAACTCGACTGCGTCAGCACTGGCGCGCGTGCGGGCAAAGGTTGCGGTAAAGCCCAAGCCTTCTTCCATATCGGCCAACGCGTTAACTGTGCCACGTAACTGACCTAAGTCATGTCCTTCTATAAGTTTGGCGGCTTTCTGATTGACATCAAAAGCACCGCGAGCAAACGCGACCTTTTGACCACCTGAAACTACTGCTGTAGTTGGTGCCCACGGGACAGCGATACCAGAGATAGACGCGGGTGCGTCATCTTCTGACTTTGCAAAATCCAGTGTCGGAATTTCTGCGTGAAAGCGAATCATGAAATCTCCTCAGATGTTCGTTCTGTTGCGGACGGTTCGCGCTCAACATTCCCTAAATCGTTTTCGTAGATGTAGTCAGAAACATCAAATTCGACGTACCGTCCGCGGGGCAAAATTTGGTTCATGCTGAGTGTCTGCTCAATTGCGTCCATGTACTGTTTTGCGCCAAACAGGTAAAGGTCTTGGCGTGCTTGTTGCGCGTTTTGGTATGTGTACGAACCGGGCACCCCGATTCCTAAAAGGTACGGTGGGATTCCCGTTGCACGCGATAATTCAAGACTTTGGAACTGGCGCGACTCAACAAGTTGGAGTTTGTTCGGGTCGCTTGAATATTCCTTGAATGTGACGACGCTGTTGAGCGCGCCTATAGCCCCAACTTGACGAGCGTTACGCCAAGCAGCTGCGAGTTCACTTAGATCTTCAGCGGACATTGGTTCGGATGCGTCGGTTTGTTGAAGCCACCCGGCAGCAATCTCATTGACTGCAAAACGGTCGGCGGACTGCTGCAATTTGATCGCCGTCATGATGGCACGGTTGCCTGTGTAAAGCAGTCCTTGAGTCGGTGCCAAGAACTGCACGACGTCATCAGTGTTTAGTTGCACACCGTTAAACATGATGTCATTTGATGGGCCGAAACGCTGTGCGGTTTGCTGGTCGCCCAGACTGACCATTGACGCGGGTAGCCATTCAAACGAAAGCGGACGGCCTGTCGCGGAGGATCGGCTGGTGATGTACCAAAACCCCTGACCCCACAGCATTAGGTCACTGACTAGTTGCGAGAAAATGAAGTTTCGAGTGACGCGCGGATCGGGCTGATCCATCCACGACTCGTTTTCCAAATAGATCTCTTCGTATTCTTCGCCAGTCCACTGGGTCGTATAGTGCTTCAGTTCTAAGCAGCCGACCATGGACGCAATCATTTGAATGGAACGCGAAACGGTAGGCACAGATAGAGCGAGCCTCTGCAACTCCCCGACAGAGTACGCATAATACTCGCCTACCTGCGAGGCCGCACCTGCGGCGGCCTGAACGGGAACAGACGCAAACGCGGGGGTCGCATTAACTTTCTTGCTACCGAAAAGAGCCATCACTAGCGATTCTCTCACACTTTTTGTTCTGTGTTAAGTACCCTCAGCCAAAAGCGAAAGCGGCACGCGACGACCGCACTGGTTTGGACGCGAGCATGATTCCCCAAACGGCGCAACGCGCCAACTCAATCGGACCGGGTGACTTCTGCGAACTGAGCACAATGGACCCGCCTGTTTTTACGGCGACGCTTCTAGCGAGATGTTCAGCCAGTGCAATGTCGCCAGTGTGGTTGACGCGATCCTCCACGATCATGGCGCGACAAGCTGCAGTCCATTTGAGCAACTCGGCGTAGCCGACAATTTGCATTCGACGACGCAGGTCTGGTGGACAGTGAATTTCTAGCGACGGGGTGACAGCAAGTTTGACGGTTTGGTCGTGCATGATCCGCACAACTTCCTCCCACATTTGCGCGGCCGACTCCACCACGAAGGCGACCGAGACGATGACGCGACCGTCGTCAAAAGCGGTTGAGATTCCGACGTACCGCGAGTCGTCAACCGATGAGTCAATGGTGAGCCACTGAGTTGCCGGCGCTGGTCGGTCGGATTTGCGATCATTCCATAGGTTGATCGGCAAATACGAATTGGTACTGTCAACCCATAAATTTAGGTGGCCTCGAATAAAGGCTTGACGGTTTGGAGAGTCGTAAGCCAACTCTAAAGCCTTGGCCGTGATTGTCGTCCCGAGGGCGGGGTTACTCCAGCCCCAATATGAGCGATCCTCCAAACTAACCCCAGGCGGAAGTGACCACTCGGCGAAATAGAGCGCCGTTGGTTGACCCGAGTCAATCGCCGCGATGCCTTGCTCTCGAAGTTGCAACAACACTGTTGAGCCTTGATCGCCAGCAGTTGAGAACATCATCATCATCGGATTCTTGATTGCAATCTGCGAAGGCCGCAGTGCGGTAAAAACAACGTCGGGACCAATGTCCCAGACTTCGTCAACCAGCAGAACTGACGCAGTCATACCGTGAGCGTGAGCAGACGCGGCAACAACCGAGATGCTCGAGCCGTCAGGAAAGTTGATCCGTTCGTCACCATTCTGCCAACGAACCTTGCAATCAAAGTTTTCAAGGTCGCGAACAACGTCACGAAACAAGGCCATGCTCCGACGCTTTTGGTTGGCCACAATGACGATGGTCTGAGGTTCACGGCGTGCAGCTGCATACTCAGTAGCCATAAACCCAGCGACCGCCCGCATCACCAGACTTTTGCCGTTTTGTCGGGCCGTACTGATACAAGCCTCACGGAACACAAAGTCGCCGTCGGCATCCACAGTCAAGGCGTCGTTACAGATGCGCTTTTGCCATTCCATTAACTCAATATTGAGCACGCGCTTAGCCCAAGCAGTTAGGGCAGGACCAAAACTCTCACCGGCTGGAACAGGCGTTACCAACCTCGGCTCGATACGGCCAGATATGACTGAACCACCGCTGGTTCGGGCTGGTTCTTGCTGGTTCGGGCTAGTTGAGGGTATTTCCGAGT